ATTCCATATACATACTAATTCTTAAGATATAAACTTATAAATACCTCGAATAACATCGAGGTATTTTTATGGCCACAAAGAAATCAACAGCTACAACCGACACAGACAAGTATCAAAAACTATTTGATATTGTACCCTACATGATACCCAGTCAATTTGAATTAGAAAACTTTAATGCGACTACATCATCCATTGGATTTCCACGTAGAGTAATCGAAGTAGTAAACAAAATTAGAGAACTAAGTTCTGCGAATCTAGCAACCACAGAATATGAAAAGAATAACAATCAAGCTAACATTGATGCACTGAAAGAATGGTTAGACAACTATAAAATTGATAACCTGTGTGATCTAGTATCTAAATGGGAAGAAAAAGAATTAAATTTCTGGATAGATAAACTAGGAAAAACATCAGCTATTGAAATCATAACAGCAGGACAAATCAGTAAAGACACCATGGAAAAAATGACCATGTTGCCTGAAGAAGGGTATGTTAAGGCAACTCAACTCTGTGTCAAACTAGCTAATGCAATTAAACAAGCAACAATCAAAGCAGAAGAAGACATTGGAATTAGGGCAAATGCACCGGAAAAAGAAGTATCTCCTGATCCACAACCTATAGAAAAACGCGGCATTAAATTAAAAAGCAATCTGTGAACTTCTTAGATAAACTCAGCACCGACTATAATAGTATAAGATTAGCAGTATGCATACCTGCAAGGGATCAAATGCATGCTGTTACTACTTTTTGTCTTTACAATTTAAGTAGCGTACTAACTAGACTAGGTATAGATAATAAATTATTTCTTAGTCACGGAACTCTAATAGTAAACCAAAGACATGAGCTAGTATTGGCCGCACAGGAATGGGGCGCAACACATGTCATGTTTATTGACAGTGACATGGAGTTTACACCTGATTGTGTTATATCATTAATAGATAGAAAATTGCCAGTTGTTGCCGCAGGTTATAGTAAACGTGTAGAACCTTTTGTAGTCACAGCATGGCATGAAATATATAAATGGGATAGTCATGTACAAGAATTTGACAAAGACTTGATCACATGTCAAGCAGTGGCCATGGGATTCATGCTGATAGATATAACAGTATTTGACGAACTAGCACTACCTTGGTTTGTTCTAGGATGGCACGGCCAATATACCGGGGAAGATATTGAGTTCTGCAGAATGTTACTGGACAAAAAAATAGATATAAATTTAGATCTAACAGTGACAAAAAAATTAGGACACTTGGGTACTAAAAACTTTAAAGTCGATCCCGATAATTAATCAAACATTCCCACTTAGTTTTCCATTTGTTTAATCTTCTTATATTATAATCTGCGGTCATTGCATAAGGGTTTGGTAAATGAATACTTTCTAATGCCTTTAGTTGTATTTTTAAATCATTGTTCACGCAAGTATATAACAGGTTTAACGTGTAGTCAGACGGATTTAACAGCACGGATATCAATGGATGATCTTCTTTGTCAAAATTTAAACAATGTACAGCATGTAAGTACCATCGTTCTGCATAGGATAGTTCGGACTTATATAAAGAATTAAGATATGGATTTTGTAGCCGCGAGTCCCAGCAATGTCGCAGGTCTAAACTTTTAACGACATTAGGCTTTTTTATTCTTTTCGGGAATTGTACTATCTCTGCCGCCATTTTTCTTATCAACCCATTGACAAAAAGTTTCGAACTTTTTAATTAATCTAGAACTGGATAACATTTGTCTGGTTTTACTGTGCAAAGGACTAGGCAAATTATCCATGGGAGTCCATGCATATCCACTGTTTTCCCAATTAAGGGTGGGAGTAAATTCTTCATCTACTAACACAATAAAAGTATCGTAGATAAAATCTTTACTTCTACTTTGATATCTGTGAAAAGGTATTACTTTATCAACTTCTATGTTGCCCAGTTCTTCGTTCATCTCTCTTAATAATGCACTATGCTCTAGTTCATTATTTTCTAATTTGCCGCCACAAAACGTCCAAGTGTTAGGATGGCTTTCTTTTTTAGAGCGCAACAAAGTCAATACATTGCCTGTACTCTTACTAACAATAATTCCGCCAACTGCCTTATACTGCTTCACAGATACAATCTCCACCAACCTGTACGATATGTTCCTTCATATGCACTAATCCATTGTCCGGCACGCCATTCATATATTAATCCAGTTGTTATATTTAATACGTAGGCACTTGAATTGCCATTGGCTAAAGCATTAAAACTAACAACCCAAGCAGTACCATTAAATTCAATGATATCAAATTGTTTGGCACTAACATTACTCCATGAATCAATTTCCGGAACATTATTAATAATCAAGTATCTTTGACCTAACTGTGCCGCAGGCAATCCATGACCAGGTGAAGATTTTTTTGGATCAACAATGGCATTAACAGCCGCAATAGTAGTGCCAGGTAAACTACTTTCGTCTATGTTTATAAAAATTTTATTCATCTGCACAGGGCTAATGTCACCTAGTGTAGCAATAATATCACTGCCACTATTAGCAGGATCATCGCCGCGACGTAGACGCATTTGACTTATACCAGGACGATATTGTCCATAAGGTTTAAGGGCTTCCTCCCAACCTAAAGGACTGCCGTCGTCAAATGTTGCTGTGCCTTGTCTGTTTAACAGCAAAGCATAATCTCCGTCGATTCTAACTTGTAATTGTAAATCTTCAAAGCCTACTATAACCCATTGTTTATTTGGTACAGGATCGGCAGGATTCCAATCTAAGGGATTTTTATCCTGTGCTCGTTTAATTTCATTCATAATAGTATGAATAAGTGTTTGTCGTTTTACCTTGGCCGGAGGATTAATAAAAATAGGAATAGTAAAATTTAGTGCGGCCACATCGATGATATCATCTGTGCCTTGCGGAACTTGACGAACACTCCATACAACGTTGATTAGTTCTGTATAAGTTAAACCAGTCCAATCAAATGGATTATCATTGACCTGCAAGTTGATACTAGGGTTAAACAAAACTAACAACTGCTCTAATATTTGTAATTTTTGATCTGTGTTACTGGTCCATATATCAACTTGAACAGTTAGGTCGTAGGGTACCGGCATATAACGTTCTATACTATAAGTATTTCCTATCTCTCCGTCTATATATTGTCCTGTAGCGTAATCATATTTTTTTTCAAAAACTTGCACTTTATCTACGTGCGTGGGATTGTTTCTTCGTTCAGCATTGATAGTCAAGTCAGTGACATACACACTGATAAATGGAACAGTATTAATCATGTTCTCACTTTGATTTTTCATTATGTGTGCGGCCATACGATTGATGTCGCCATAACGTACTGGCACTTGAATATAACTTTCTTGACCGTTTCTATCTTTACCAGTCTTTACAGAAAACTCTCCCATGAGTCTCATAAACTGAGTTAAGTATCTTCGTATTTGTTCATCGTAAAAAAATTGCATAATTAAATATCTGCCTTAGGTTTGATCACTTGACTCAATGGTTGTCTTATTGGTATTTCTTTATTGCCCACAACAGTGGTAGCAGTATTGTTAATAAACTGACCAGCGTTAAACACTCTGTCTCTCATAGTAGTTGTATCATTAAACTCAGATACACGTTGCCATCTTGTTCCTCGATAAACAAACATGGCATTTGGCATGTAGTCTGTTCGAATAAAGAAATCACCATCGTGTGGATTTATAGGGAAACTATTTCCTTGATCAACTTGCTCGCCATGATCATACTGATATTGTTTTGTAGTATCATTGACTAAGTTACTGGTATTCTGCTCGTATTTCGGAACTTCTTTTTCACCAGCGGCAATGATAGCGTTGCTGATTTCTAATTCTCGTTGATAAGTGCTTAGTGCATCTTTTAGTGTGTCCACACCAGAACCTTCCTCGGCATTTTGTTGTAGTATATCTCTGTATTCTTGTGCATCGGTCATAGGGCTTGCTTTAATACGCCAAATATGTGGGTACCATGTTTGACTAAAACCTTCTGCGGCACGACTAGCATCCTGTACTACATAAAATTTGTTTACTGCTGGTTTACTTTGATCCAATAATAAATCGTCTCTAACATGGGGTAGTTCGATAACATCACCGGCCATTAACTTACGGCCTATTCTATCAACCATGTCATTGATATGAAAACTAATAAAAATTGTGTCAGCTGACAGGAATAAACCGAATTGTGTTAAGTCAAAATCTTGATCTCCTACGTTGTACACGCCCATGAGCTCATATACATCTGGGTCATATATTCTGTCTCTATTTTCTAAGAACAACAAATCTTGAATTTTTGTTTCATTTAAAATATCATCTGCACGATAGTTAGGTCTAGTAGGATCGTTACTAGCACCCTGATCGGCAGGCTGTACATATTTGTGGACAAGGACACCGGTTCCTCCCACTAGAAATTGTTCACGGATAATTTTATCCATGAAGTGAAAATCATTGGTTTTTTCTTTTTTCCACAGGCTTAATCTTGGCATAGTCTACTATTTACCTGAAAAACTTAAATCAAAAAATTGACAGTAAATCCCGTTTATTGTATAATTAACACATGAACACAGAAATACTCCTACGCAACAGTGGCAAACGTGCCTTCTTAGAAGCCGCGACTGCTTTGTTTATCAAAGAACTTAAACTTGAAAAATTTAAGCATAAACTACTAATTTCTACCAAGAAAAATTTGATCGCAGAAGAAGGTGCTAGGGGTATGGCTAGCAAGTTGCCTGATAATACTTTAGTAGTAATTTTAGACAGTCGTTTAGACATAGAAAAAATGGTGGAAACCCTGGCCCACGACATGGTGCATATCAAGCAATTGGCTTCGGGTAAACTGCAATGGAAATATATCAGAGGCAAGGAAACACCTTTTTGGTTGGGAAAAAAGGTTGTTGCAAGTTATTATAACCGTCCTTGGGAAATCCAAGCATGGAGTCAGCAAATGGTTTTGGCCAATAAACTGTGGGCTGTCGTAAATCAGTGAAATTGACAAATAACTAACATTCTGCTATAATTAATTTTTTGGAGGATATATGGCTATTCGAAAACCGGCTGTTAAAAACACTGATACAAAAATTGCATGGCGCTTTGCCGATCCTGCAAAGCCCTTGATGTACAGGGACGCTGACAGTAAGTATGTAGGCGATGAACCCCGTTATCCTTCTGTGGAAGAACAAGATGCTTGGACTAACAGCGAGTATCAAACTCAACTGTTAAAAACATTAAATTGGTACAGTTATACACAGGATGCCAAAAAGAGTGCAGAGTGGGTGCATCAATTCCTGATTCGTAATCCTCGACGTGCGGCCCTAGCAGAAGCAATTAAACGAGGTGAAGCTTGGCCAGGCAGTACTGCTGGCTTTGCATTTCGAGCCGCTCGTGTTGGATTGAAACTACGCTTTGGCAGTCTGCGTACTTTGATTAAACATCTTAAGGTCGCTGAAAAACAATTAAAAAATCTAAAACCTGAAGTAAAAGAAAAAGTCGAAGTTAAAGCCAAGGCTCCTAACATCCAAGATCGTCTCAATGAAAAAATGAGCGAATGTCTAGGAGAAGTTGAAGGTCGTTTTGATGACTTTATCACTGCCAATGATTTCAAAGGTGATCCGAAACTAGTTGATTTGTTTGTACAATTTAATATTCAACCTGCTCAACTGAAATCTACTCAAAGTTTCTTCGAGCGTAGAATCGATGAGTACGAAGAAATTCTTACTACAAAAGATAGCCAATTGCTGGAAGCATACAAGCACTTGGGCAAGCGCCAATTGAATGCCATTATTAAATGGTGGCAACAGGCCTTGGCAGATGCCAACAGTTATAACATTGTTAAAAAAGCCAGTAAAACACCTCGTAAGAAAAAGGCTGTTCCGCCTGAGAAGATTGTTAGTAAGTTAGTGTATCTTAAAGAGTTTGCTGACCTTAAACTCAAAAGTGTGGAACCTACACAAATTCTTAGTGCTCAAGAACTTTGGGTTTATAACACAAAGAATAGAAAACTAGGCATCTACATTGTGGATCAATATGCTGGTACTTTAGCAGTCAAAGGTAAAACGATCACAGGATTTGATGCCGCGGCCAGTGTGCAAAAAACTCTACGCAAACCTGCAGATCAACTAAAGGAATTATCCAGCAATGGTAAGCCCGCCGCAAAGAAATGGTTTAAAGGTGTTCGAGCCACAGAAACTAAACTTAACGGTCGTATTAACGCAGACATTGTATTGCTCAAAGCATACAAGTAAAAGGTTTAAAATGAATAAATTGTTACTGTTGGTAGCTATTACCACGGCTCTTACCGGCTGTGGCGGAGGCGGAGGCGGTGGTATTACTGCTCCATCGGATAATGTAAATACTACTAGTAATCCGCCTAGTAACAATAAACTAAGTGTATCGCTGACTTCTTATAATAATAAAAATTTGATTATCACTGATAGTGTGCAATTGCCTTCGTTTAGACTGCTAAGGGACGCTAATGGTTGGATCTTTAGTGATGCAGAAAAATCTGCAGGCTGCAACACAACTGGTTGCAATGGAGGTGTGGTCAATGATAGGAGTTTGGCGTTCGGAGACTTTTTCCAAGACGGTACTTACAGCGCCTTTTTAACAACATGGCGTCGAACAGGAGTTCATGATAGTTATTTGAAAAATAAACCAATTGTAGATGCTCCAAATAAAGTATACTTTGCTAAATTTATAAACGGCAAGTGGGTTGATAAAACATCGACATTGTTGCCCAATGAAAGCGATCGTTATACTTGTGTAAGTCATAGTTATACAGCCGTAGCCGACTTTAACAATGATTCTAAACCTGACCTGTTTGTAAGCTGTCATGGCATTGATTATAGTTTTGGTGCAGGCGATACAATTACAGGACAGTCAATTGATCAAATATTTCCCAGTACTTGGCGAAATATCATGTTCGATGATCAGATAGTCTTTTTAAGTCAAGTTGACGGCACATACAAACGAATCGTAGTTCCTGGTAAAATTTACGGGCATCATGCCAGTACAGCAGATATTAATGGTGACGGTAAAGCAGACGTAGCCACAGTAAATGCCAGCTGGGGTAATACAAATCCCTCCGAAGACTATCGTCCTTATTTCTTAATGGGCAATGGCGATGGTACTTTTACAAAAGATTATACCAGGATGCCAGCTAGTATGGTCACAGATGTTGGGTCATCGATTCACGTATACTGGACATACTTAATACCCACAGAAAATGGACGCATTGATTTGGTTGCAGTTGGCGACAAAGTAGCATGGTATAAAAATCCGGGTAATGGAAATTTTAGCTCAGTCGCTCCCACATATCTTCCATTACAAGTAGGCTATCAAGCAAGCCCTTTAGATATTCTTTATAAAGACGGCAGTTTTTATGTTGACCACAGTGGTGGTAACTGGCCCGGAGTAATGACTGTTAAGAAGATTGATGCCGTAACTTTGGCAGTAACACAGATCTATTCCTTGGATCGAGATTTGGGAATGAGCGAAGGCGCTATTAGTCCACAGTTAAAACTGACAAAAGATAAACTTAACTTAGTGCCTTTTGTAGCAGGCTGTGAGCGTGACATGACAGATCCTTTGTTTAACACCAGTAAATGTAGTATCAAAATTCCTTTAAATTAAACTTCAATCTCCTGCTAAATATACTAGTAGGAGATTTTCCATGAGTGTAAAAGACGAATTAATTAAAGAAATAGAACTAAGACTGGGCGGCGGCATGGTAGATGTCGAGCTAGATTTAGGCCACTATGAATTAGCCATGACTAGAGCCCTTAGAAAGTATCGTCAACGAGCAACCAATGCTGTACTTGAAACATTTATTCCTTTAGAAATTTTTACATACCAACAAACTTATCAAATCCCCGGCAATGTTGTTAATGTACGCGAAGTTATCAAACGATTCCAAGGAAGTTTAAGCAGTGGCACAGGCGTAGACTTCGAACCATTTAATGCTGTTTATTTGAGTAACCTAATGTTACAAGGTGGCGGCATGGGACAGAATCTTGTCAACTACGAAATGTATGCAGATAGACGAGCACTAATTGCTCGTATGTTCGGAGCATACGTTACATTTACATGGAACAGAACAGACAAGACATTGTTTATTCATAGAAAATTTAATGCCGATGACGAAGTGTGGCTATGGTGCGATATCGAACGTGCCGATGATGATATCATGAATGATGTGTATGCAGGTGTTTGGATCAAAGACTATGCATTTGCTCAGGCCAAATTTTACCTAGGAGAAGCACGTAGTAAATTTAGTACTATTGCTGGTCCGCAAGGCGGAACAAGTTTGAACGGTGATAACTTAAAGAACGAAGCTCAAGCTGAAATGGATAAACTAGAAGAAGATCTAAGAACTTATGTTGATGGATCTACCCCAGTAGGATTTATCATCGGATGAAACAGCATAGAATTACCAGCGAAACTTTTCGCACCAGTGGTGACGATCCTACTATTCCTGATGCTTATGTTGATCCAAGTGAACTA